TGGGAGAGGAAGGTCCGGCGCTTCCCGTCGGCGGTGTCCTGCGCGCGGGCAGCTGCTGCCAGGGCCTTGGCCAGGGCGCTGTCTTCGATGTATTTCCAGAAGTATTTGTTGTCGCCGTACTGGAACCGGTAAGCGTATCCGGTGAGGTTGTCGTAGTACAGATCCCCCAGGTGGCGCTTTTTCAGTTCGTCGGTGTTCCAGTCGGAGGCAGGTAGGCTCACCAGGGAGGGAGCGCCGTCCATGAACCACGTCTCGATGGTGTTGTCGATGACGTCCTGCATCTCCTCCAGCTGGCCTTCGATGGCCTCCTGGAAGCCCGCGAGCTCCTGCAACACCTCTGCCTTCGCCTGCTCGATGCGCTCCTTCACGGCGGCGGTGATGTTGTCGTTCACCTGCTTCTCCGCGTCGTAGTATGCCGTCAGGAGGTCGGCCATGCGCTGCCGGTCGAAGCCCTCGAAGTCGGTGGTGCGGTCGTTTAGGCCCACCTCACGCAGATACTCCCGGAGCGCCAGGTAGGCGGCATCCAGGGCGGAGAGGCCGATGGACTTGTAGGTGTACTCCGCGCCGTTGAAGGTGTACTCTACGCCGTTGTAGCTAAACAGTACACGCCCGCCGAGGCTGGCGTACTGGTCGTAAAGGTTCCGGGTCTTGAAGTAGGAGCCCTTGTTCCCGGTTCGGTCCAGATCCTCGCGGCCGTTGATGGTGATCCACTCCGTCCGGATGACCTTCTTCTCGGTGATGTCCAGGACGGTGTCGGAGTTGATGCGCTTCAGCTGGAGCTCTATCCGTTCCGCCTGAAGGGCGGCTGCATCGGCGGTGTACTGGGCGTTGGCGGCATCGGTCTCCGCCTTCACAGCTTTGGCCCAGGCGTCGCTGATCTGCTGGGCCACCTCTTCCCACTCTTCCAGGTTATCCAGGCCCTGGCCGCCGGTGATGTGTATCTCTCCGGAGAAGTAGCCGTTCTCGGTCCAGATGCCCACCTTGCCGTCCTTCACGCCCACGACCGTCACCAGCTTGTTGTCCAGGTTGTAGGAACTGATGCCGGCATACCACTCGTCCCTGTTCTCGCCGATGGTGGTGGAGATCTTCACGTTCTGGCGCTGGACGTCGTAGCGGTTGCCCACGGTGATGACCTTGTCGCCTACAGCAGGCGCTCCGCTCGTGGGGTCGCAGTCGGTCTTGGAGAGCACAATGTAATCTTCGCCCACCTCTGTCACCAGACGCCAGAAGTAGTTGTCGGTGGTGGTGCCTATATCATAGCGTCGGCCCATGGCCTGGTCGTTCACATGGAAAAGAACAGGCTCGGAGCCGTGGTTGGTGTCGAAGTAGCACTTGTACCCACGCGGAAGGTCTTCCACGGCGATGATCTCGCCGCCGGCCGGGGATTGTATGCTGGTACCACCGGTGAAGTCCATCTGCTGGATGGTGAGGACCACCTTCGGGCTCAATTTGTCCTCGATGACCTTGACGCGGGTGTCCAGCCCTTCGGCCAGAGTCTTGGCCGGTTGGATGAGCCCCAGTAGAGTGTCCACCTGGTCGCCTGTATAGACACTCCGGTATAGTACGATGTTGTGCGGGTCGATCTGCATCTTATTCTTCCTCCTTTACAAATAAGAGTTTACCGTCAGCCAGCAGGAAGTACTGGCCGTCTTCGGTGATGAAGTTGGACACCCAGTCGCGGATGGTGGCGGCCGGAGCGGAGCGCACGAACTCGGCCTGGACCTGGGTTCCCTTTATGGGGGCGATGGAGACGATGGCCACCAGCCCCAGCAGCTTCACCGTCACCTTGACGACGTTCTCCGGCTGCGTGTTCACGGTCTGGGCTACGGTGTCGCGGCCCGCTTCCACCTTGTGGCGCAGGAACTCGGCCACCAGCTTGGCGACCTGTCCTATAAACGTGGTCCTGGTCTTGTGCATGGCGCGGGCTTATATGATGGTGACGCCCGTGTCGGTGGTTCTTACCTCGTCGCGGGTGCCGTCCGGGAAGGCGATATCCGGGACGGAGGTCTCGGTCTTCAGGAATACGTCACCCCTGGCCAGTGTCCCGGTGGCCACCGGGATGATATAGTTGTCCTGGTCCAGTGGGGTGAGCTGGTCCTTGGTGTATGCTATCTCGGTGTCCTTGACCTTGATGGTGCAGGTGAGGTCTACGTTCTGGTCCGTCACATGGATACCGTCGCCCAGGTTGGTGATGTGTACTCTTAAACGGAAGTCGGAGCCCTTTTCTACGGGTTCCCTTTTTGTGCAGGTTGCCATTGTATCGTTGTGTTAAATGTTATCCATTTCGTCATTATCTGCGTAGCGCCAGGAGAACACCACGTCGTACACGCCGGAGCGGCGGGCGATGGCTACGGACGGGGAGTCGATGATGATCCGGCGCCAGATACCCATGGCCTTGTCAAAATGGTAGGCCATATTGGAGAGCATGTGGGCGGAGAGGGCCTTGGCGGTTTGGTAGGTGACGGGGCCGCTGTTTTGCTCGTGCAAGTCGGCGCTGTGACCGGACACCTTCTCGAAGCCGGAGCTGTGCTGGAGTACCTCGATGTCAAACTCCGGGATATCGCGCAGGACCCCGGACATGGGGATGTTCTCGTAGATGCCGGCGCGGTTCAGGAAGGCATACTGCTCCATGTCTTCCTGCGTGGGGATATATATCGGGGAGCGGGCCACGAAGCGCAGCGCGCCGACGGACCATAGGCGCTCCAGGTAGAACGGCTCCCCGGGCGTGTACGGCAGCCCGGAGAGCTCCAGGAGACAGGACACGATGTTGGCATCCTGCGGCCCTGCGATGGCCTTGGTTATGATGGTCTCCTTCTTTGTGGCCGATATGAAGTCTATCTGGAAGAAGGACGTGGAGCTCTCTCCGTGGGAGGGATCGAAGGCGGCGAAGGGCAGCAGGAAGTTCCCGGGGACCCGTATTTCGTCTGCCTCCGGCTTATACTCGTAACCGGTTGCCACGCGGGAGGGGAAGAAGCTGAAGGGATAGGCCCGGAAGCCCCAGGAGCGGGTGACGCCCACAGCCGATACAGTTACCTGGAGGTAGATGGACGATGCCGTCTCCACGCGGACGGAGTCGATGCCGGTGATGATGGCGTCTTCGTCTTCATTGAGGCCGGGAACCGGCAGGTATGTCTTCTCCCGTACCAGGTCGCGCAGGTCCAGATGCAGCTCCCCGGCCGTGTCGCCGTAGTACTTATCGGACACCAGTGTCAGGCCGTCGCCGGTGATGGTGACGGAGACCGGCGCGGCGGTGGGTATCTGGTCGATGATCAGGTCGGCCAGGTCCTCCAGGCCGGCAGCTGCCGGGGTGGAACGCTGGGTGATTTCTGAAATGTAGGTCTTTTTCATTACTCTGTGTTTTGTAGTTTACCGACAAAGTATTCCGTATAGTTGTGGGTGTAATCCCAGGAGCTCCGCCGCCGGAAGCCGTTGTTGTAGAAGGTGTATTTGAGCCACCGGTTGCGGAACTTCGCCACCTCGCCCACCTTGGTCGGCGGGTAGAGTGGCGCGTCGGCCATGGTATAATCGGCGAGGCCGTCGGTCTCGAAGACCTCCTTCCCGTGTCTGTGGTTTCCTTCGTTGTAGATTTTGCGGGTGCTTACGATGCCCCACACCAGGTTGTCGTTGAACAGGATCTGCGGGATGGGCGTGGTGTCGTCGTAGGCCGGGAGCACCTGGAGCGTAGCGTCACAGGCGGACACGCCGCCAGCCGAGATGGAGTACTTCAGCGATTTGATAAGCACCAGGGCACCGTTCAGGAGCTTGGGGGTGAACATGTCCATCCGGCCCAGCACGTTCAGCGGTATCTTCAGGGAGCACTGGAGCTCCGGAGCGCCGTCCGCCAGGAGGGTCCAGTAGTGCAGGAAGTACCGCTGTACGATACCCTCCGGGGTGAGCGGACCGGGAAGGGTGGATCCTGCCGGAACGGTGCCGTACATGTGGTCGGTGGTGGTGCCTACGCAGTGGGTCACGTCGCTGGCGTCGATGAAATAGTTCGCATAGCAGACCATGATGGGAAGGTCTGCCGCCCGCTCTTTGCCGGTTACATCCAGGATCCGGTGGTCGCGCTCTCCCAGGTATGGCATGTACAGGTGAAGGCTGGAGTGGTAAATCATGGGGACGAAGCTATCGTCGGGCGCCAGCTCTTCCTCTTCCATGCCCAGGTTCCTGGAGAAGGCGATGGCCTCCGAGCCCACCAGCTTGGGTTCGCTCTCATCCGTTTCCTTGTAGTAGTATTTACCCAGTGAGGAGACGCGGAAGAGTCCGGCGCCTTGGATGCTGGAGCTCTGATCCACGTCTGCGGTGGCGGGATAGGCTTCCCGGAGATCCTCCAGGGAGTCGGCGGCAGGAGTCGCACCGTCGATATCGGCGCTCTGCTCGTAGTGCAGGGTGCGCGGCTCCGGGTAGGACACAGACGGCTTATCCTGGGCGTAGACAGACAGGTCCTCGTCGTAGCCTGCGGCGATGACATCCCGGAGCAGGCGGACGGAGACGGACTTATCCCTGACGGTGACGAAGGCCCCGAACTTATCCCGGAGCCAGGAGATGAGATCGCCCATGGTGATGTTCGGGACGAGGATGTCTCCGCGGATATAGAAGGAGTTCTCATTGGTACCGGGCGTTGGGTCTCCAATGAAGGGATGGCCCTCTGACAGCAGCGCGTCCGCGCAGCGGTTCAGGACCACAATGTGGCGGAGTTCCGGGTCGGTGGCGAAGACGTTCTCGGTGATGTTGTACCCGCAGTACTGGAACGCCATCCGGATGACCGCCCAGAGGTAGAAGAAGGGCGTGATGCCGTAGCCGGTCGGACACATGGACGTGGTGTCTCCAATCTTCACCTGGCGCCGGGTGGTGAACTTGCCGTTGCGCGTCGGCTGGTTCATGACGAAGACCGTCACCGCCCCCTCGTTCTCTTCCTTATCGGTGGCCACCGGGAAGAAGGTGAAGGGACTGGATGTGCCCAGGCTCCGGTCGTGGTAGTATTCCCACGGCGCGTGGCCCACGTCCATCTGGTACTCCTTGAACAGGTCCGGCAGCTTCTTCTCCTGAAGGTCGGCGTACATCTCCGACTCCTGGAGTGCCACGGTGGCGTCGATGCCTTCCTTCCTGGAGCCTCCGGACACGATGATACTGCACGGCCGGGAGTAGGTGGAGTGCGAGATGGTGCCCTTGAAGATACGAGGATAGCGGCGGGCCCGGTTGGGGTTCTCGGGGTTCCCCAGCTGCTGGCGGTTGGTTGCGATGGCGGGCAGGGTGAGCGGAGCGGATGCCGTCCCCTCGTCAGAGAAGAAGGGGTGGTTGGCCGTTATCTCCAGCCGGAAGTCATCGGGAAGCAGGAGCTCGCCCGTTTCGGTTGTCAGTCTCATCCGTTCTTACTCCTTAATGATGTGAATTTCTTGGACAGCTCCAGCCGTGCCTTCGTCGCCTCGTAGTCAGAGACGGCAAGGATGGCCGGGATAGGGGTCTTGCGGATGTCCAGAAGGACGTCCAGGATGTCGGACAGAAACTGGATCGTGTCGGCGTCGCCCGTCTCCTGGTTCCCGCTTTCTGACGTGAAGCCGCCCTCTGCGAAGCTGGCCGAACCGAAGAGCTGCCGGCCGCCGATGCGGGCGCGGCGCTTCTGCTCGATGCGGGCCACGTCACGGGCCACCTCCGGGTCGCGGAGCTCCGGAGCGGCGACCACGTACTCTCCGCGGTGCACCACGCCGGCTACCTGGTGCCTCCCGCCCTTTCCGGTGAAGCCACCCTCGGAGAACCCCACGACGGAGGACTCCCCGGAGCTGGCGGATGCAGCGCCGGGGGCCGCGTTCTGGATGGCGTTCCGCTGGGCCACGATGGTGGCCACCTGCGCTGCTGTTGTGGCGGCAATGATGCCGGCCATGATGCCGCCGGCTATGGGACCCAGATCAAACAAGGCCTTGATGGCTGCCCCGGCGCCGTCGGCGATGGTCTTGGCGATATTGATGGCCATGTCCACGTCGGCGTACTTCTTCTGGATCTCCAGTTTCTTGGCCTCCGCCTCTTCCTCGATGCGGGTCTGTTCGTCGGCATTGTCACCGGCCAGGGCCAGCTCCTTCTCCTTCCAGGCGTCCACCTGGGCGAACTCCGCCTCCTGCATGGAGGAGGACAGCTGGGCCATCTGGTTGAGCATACTGGAGGCCACGGAGAAGGCGTTATCCCACGCTTCCAGCTCTATCTGGGCGATCTCCTTGGCGTGCTCCTCGTGCAGGGCTTTCTTGCGGGCCAGGAACTCCTCCTCGGAGACGAGCATGAGTTCGTGCTTCTCCGTGAGGGTGGCCAGCTCCGTGTCGTAGTTGGTGTCGGCCTGCTGGCGGCGGGCGCCGCGGCTCTTCTTGTCTGCCGTCAGCTCATCCTCGGCCAGCTCGACCAGGCGCTTGACGGGATCCAGGAGCGCCGGGTCGTCGATGGTGTCGGTCACGGAGGCGACGAGGGAGTCCAGGTAGGCGTCGATGGCGGCGTCGGTCTCCTTGGACTGGCGCTCCATCTCTGCGAGGAACTCCTCGTTCCCTTTCTCCAGGACGGCCTGGATCTTCTTCTGCTGGTTGATGCGGATGTCGGCCTGCTGGGTCTCCAGGTCCACGGTGGACTTGTGGTAGGCCTTATTGATGGCGATCTTCGCGTTGATGTGGGCCTGCTGGAGGGCCAGGGCCTTGGCGTCGTAGACGTTCTGGGTGATCTCCTGGTCGGCCAGGGACTTCTTCAGCTGAAGCAGCTGCTCCTTGTAGAGCTCCTCCTGGGCCTTGATTTGGCGGGTGTAGGGGTCCGTTGTGCTGCCGGAGGAAGCGCCACGGCCCGACCCCTTCCCGGAGAGCTGTCCGTTCAGGCGTGCGTACTTGGCATCCATGGCGGAGGGGTCGGCTGCTGCCTGTGCCTGGATGCGGCCGGCCACGGCGTCAGCGTAGGCGGCGGTGGTCGCGGCGCCATCACCAAGGTTGTACTGCTGGAGCTGGGCGTAGAAGGTCTTCACCTCGTCGGATGTGTCGGCGATTTTCTGGCGGACGCGCTCCAGATTGTCGCAGGTGTTCTGGTAGGTCTTTTTGGAGACGAAGGCGCCGGAGGTGACCGCCGTGTTCAGGTACTCCTCCTGGCCGATCAGTTGGGCGTAGGCCTCGGCCTCTTCCGTGAGGCCTTTCTTTTTCGCTTCCAGGTAGTTGGTGATGAAGGACTCGGCGACCTCGCGGTCCAGGGCTGTCTGGATGCGGAAGTGGTCGTAGGCGGCATCCTCTTCCTGCTGGGCAATGATCAGGCGGTCATGGGCCAGCTGTAGCTCCAGGGCCTTCATGTCTTCCAGGGCTTTCTTGCGCTCCTCGATGGGGAGCGAGGTGTTCCGGAAGGTAGCCTCCAGCTCCTGCATGGTCTTCTGGGCCTGGGCCTCTTCTATCTTGTAGGAGTTGGTGAGCTCGAAGATCTCATCCTTCAGTTTGGCGGCCTCACGGGCCAGGGCGGCCACCTCCTTGTAGGTCAGGGTGATCTCGTTACGGGAGGCGGAGATGTTCCTGACGAAGTGATGCCAGACGGCCTCGGCTGCGGCCACTTCCACCTGGATGGCGTCTCCCCACTTCTGGATCTCGGTCTTCAGGTCTCCCAAGAGCTTCTTCCCGACCTGTACAAGGGCATGGATGCCTTTGAGACCCAGGGACACCACGTCGAAGGTGGGGACGATCTTCCCCTTCAGCCCGGAGAAGGCCTTGCCGAAGCTGTCGGTGCCGCCTTTCAGTTCGGCCATGCGCTTCTCCACCACCTGGAGCTCCTTGTGGTACTTCTCCCACAGCTGGGGGTTGGTCTCCTTGTGGACGGCGTTCATCTCCTTCCGGAGGAGCTTGGCGCGCTGCTGGAGCTGGGTCATGCTCATGGCCTGGACACCCAGGGCCGCGGCGTACTTGTCCGACTGCTTGGTGGACTCCTTCAGGGCCTTCACGTCGGCATCGAGGGAGGCTTGCAGGCGCTTGAACTCTTCGGTGTTCTGCTTACCCTGGGCGCGCATTTCCTCCATCTTCCTGACGGTCTCGGAGATGGACTTCCGGAGGGCTTCGTTGTGCTTCTCCGTGTCGGCGAGGTTCTGCTGGTACTGGGCGGCGGTCTGCGGGTCCAGCTCTACCTCGGCGATAAATTTGACTATTTCATTTTCCAGTTTTCCCATATATCCCGGGGTTTTATTCTGGGCGAAAATAGCCCCGGAACACAAATAAAAAAAGGACAGATTTGCATCTGTCCTTTCCTGGGATAAATATGGCTATTTGACGCTGGTGATGGCGCCGTCTATGGCGCGGATCATAGCCTTGGGGATGGCCGCGTTCAGGAACCGGCGGACGCCCCCCACCAGATAGCCGTAGATGGGCCGGTTATAAATGGGCCCGTGGATCTTACGTGCTCCGGTGCGGCTGCGTTTCATGTCCAGGAAGCGGATGTACTTGGGGTACTCCAGCTGGGCCGCGGTGCCGGTGATGGTGGCGCGGTCCTGAAGGGATGCCGACAGGCGGCCGGTGCGCCTGGTGAAGGTGCTGGCCGCCACGGCGCTCTGCTTGGCGAGCAGCGCGGTCGTCTGGACGTTGAACACGGAGCCTATCTGGTGGGTGAAGTCGTCGGTGAACATGGCACTACAAAGATACACGATTTCTTTGGTCTATCAAATGGTCGGCCAGGATTTCGGAGAGGACGGTCCGGGCTTCCTGGACCTGGTTGTATATC